ACCAGCCACAAAAAGTAAGGGGGCGTAAAAGAGATTTGCTATTTGTTAATGAGGGTAACGAATTGTATTATGAAGATATGCAACAGTTACTATTTAGAACACAAGATAGGATAGTATTAGATTTTAATCCATCAGATGAATACCATTGGATATATGATAAATTAATACCAAGAGATGATTGTGAGTTTTTTAAAACAACTTATCTTGATAACCCATTTATTGAAGATAGCATTAAAAGGGAAATAGAACTGCTTAAAGACACCGATGAACAATATTGGCAGATATATGGATTAGGAGAAAGAGCGGCCAGTAGAAGCACTATATTTAAGTATGTTGAGGTTAATCAAATACCTTTAGAAGCAAACTTAATTGCTTATGGAATGGATTTTGGATATACCAATGACCCTACAACGTTTGTTTCTGTTTATAGTGAAAGTCATAATCTTTATATCCAAGAACATCTTTACAGAACACAAATGACCACCAATGATATTAATGTGTTTTTAAGAGATGAAAACTTGTTAGGCAACCCAATCTATGCAGATAGTGCTGAACCAAGATTAATTAGTGAACTGCGAAAGATGGGGCATAATATATTCCCAAGTATAAAAGGTAAGGATTCAATTAATGCCGGTATTGATTTACTTAAAAGATATAAGATACATATATTAAATACCTCAACAAATGCAATAAGTGAATTTAGAAACTATAAATGGAAAGAAGATAAAGCTGGTATGCTTACAAATTCTCCAGAGGATAAAAATAACCACATTATTGACCCTTGCAGGTATGCAACTTATTCTATTTTAAGCAGACCAAACTTTGGCAAATATGCATTACATTAAAATAAAGTAAAGAAATATTTGGAACATAACATAATATTGTAGTATATTTGTATAACAATAAAAACAGAAATTATGAGAACACTACCAAAGTACAAGCAAAATTTAAGAATATTAGGAAATGATGTATGGTCATATTCCACAATAGTTGCAAAAATAGATGGCAACGATTTACACCAATTAGGTTATTGGTCGCAGACTACACAGAAGCATATTAATTATGTAGCTGATGAATTAGATTTAATTTTAATACAAGACTAATGAGAGCATTAAAACTATTTTACGAGCAAAGGTTAATCAGTCACAATATAAAACCTTACAAGGTTATTAAATTAAAGACTGGTATAAAAGCAGAACACTATGTGAATGGAGATATTAAAATTGTAAATATATGAGTTGGGATGATTTTTTAAATCCACACGAGCAATCAGAATATGAATGTTATGAATGTGGTGCAGATATGGAAGAAGATAAACAATACTGTTGTAGCAAATGTTTTGAAAGCAGTATGAGATGATTTAAGTTTAGTAGTTAAGGATGAATTAAGGTATGCAGAAATGTATGCCTTTTTTTATTACCTTTACTATTGTAAAAAACCCAATTAAAAACGTTATATAGATATGAAAGTAAATATTAAAATTCCAACATCATTAAATGAAATAACTTTAAGGCAATATAAAAGGTTCTTAAAAATTCAGGAATCAGAAAAAAATGCAAGGTTTTTAAATGCTAAAATGATTGAAATATTTTGTGGCATAAAGCTGGATGAGGTTATGCTTTTAAAGGTTAGTGACGCAGAAGAAATTTCTAATATACTAACAGAGTTATTTGAAGGCAAACCAAGCCTTGTAACAAAGTTTAAATTAGGAAATGTAGAATATGGTTTCCAACCTCAACTTGATGATATATCGTTAGGAGAATACATTGACTTGGACACCTATATAGGTGACTGGGACAATATGGAAAAAGCAATGAATGTTTTATATAGACCAATACTTATAAAGCTAAAGGGTAAATATAGCATAGAGGAATATAGAGTTGAAACATCTGAATCGTTATTGGATATGCCAATGGATGCAGTATTATCATCTATATTTTTTTTTTGGAATTTAGGACTGGAATTATCGGAAACTATGATGAACTATTTGGAGGTGGAGGAACAGAACGAAAACTTGATGGAGTTTCTCAATTCTCACAAAAATGGGGATGGTACCAATCAATTTATGGACTTGCTAAAGGGGACATTACAAGATTTGAAAATATCACTAAATTAAATTTTCACGAATGCTTTATGATGTTATCATTTATGAAAGATAAAAATGAATTAGAAGCTAAACAAATTAAAAATAAGTTTAAATGAGCCAGCAAGGAATAAGAGGATTTTATCAATTAACTGAAACTATAAAGCAAGAATTACTTTCAGATAAAAACATTACCACAGTTACAACTGGAGATATTAGTGATGTAAACCTCAACAAGCAAGATATATTTCCACTTGGTCATATCATCATAAATAATGTAGTTGTAAATGAACAGACTTTAGATTTTAATATTACAGTATTAGCTTGTGATATTGTAAACCAATCAAAGGATTTAACGCTTGATAAATTTAAAGGTAATGATAATGTACAAGATATTTTAAACACGCAGCTGGGTGTCTTAAATCGCCTTGTACAGCGTTTAAGAATGGGAGATTTATATACAGATATGTACCAGTTAAGTGGAAGCCCTAACTTAGACCCTTTTTATGATAGGTTTGAAAACCAATTAGCAGGTTGGTCAGCAACGATGGATATACAAATTTACAATGATATATATATTTGCTAATGAATGGTTACAAGAACTTAAATGGAGTATTAGAAGAATATGCAAAGTATGTAATACAACAAGCAAAAAGCAATTTAACTAAAGATAAAAAAGGCGGAGGTAATTTATATAATTCTTTAAACTATGATATTCTAATTCAGAACGAAGACTTTTTAGTTGACTTCTTAATGGAGGATTATGGTCAATTTGTTGACAAAGGTGTAAAAGGTAAAACAAGCACATATCCTGAAACACAAGCAGCACTATCAAAGTTTCAATATGGAAGTGGTACTGGAAAAAAAGGTGGATTAACAAAAGGAATACGCCAATGGGTTGGTAAAAAGAAATTTCAATTTAGAGATAAGCAAGGTAAATTTATGTCTTATGAGAGTATGACTTACATAATAGCAAGAAGCATTTATAATAAAGGATTAAAAGCAAACCTATTCTTTACATCACCATTTGAAAAAGGATTAGAAAGGTTACCACAAGAATTATATGAAGCATTTATTACAGATGTAGATAGTTCAATAATATTAGGAAAAAAATAGATTATGCCAACAAATATAGCTTTAAGAAGTCCACAGTTTAAATACATTAACATACCATTAATTAGTACTGCATTATCAGCAAAATGTGTTATAGAAATTGATGGAATAGAAAGATATACATTAACTAAAAATTCTCCAAGAAACAAAACTGTAAATTTTGATATATCAGAACTTGCAAGAGATTATTTAGATATAACTTATGATGTTAATTATGTGCCACAAACAGTTCTTATAGTTACAACACTTTCCTTATGGACTGGATTAAATGGTACTGGTTCACAAGTAGGTTCTGATGTAGTTTTTAATGATACTGGACTTGAAGCATATGGAGAATATTCAGAAGGCACAAATCCTACATTACCATCAAGTGCTTATTTAATATCTAATAATCCATCAACCTCAAATTTTAGTGTAGATATATATTATCCAAAAAGTATAGCTGGAGTAATTGCTTTTACTGGTAAAATACCAATGGTTATTGCTGGTAATATATCGGTTCAAAGTTTTGGACAAGGTTCAACTACAATAGGTGGAGCGTATCCATCAAGCATATCAAGAATAGATTGTACAAAATATGGAAGTGGTAGAAAGATTATATTTATAAATAAGTTTGGAGTACAACAAGATTTATGGTTCTTCTTAAAGGAAGCAAAAACATTAGGTAGAAAAAATGAGGGGTTTAAATCTAATACGCTAACATATCCAACCACAAATAATCCAGCTACATATTCTGTAAGTAATGCCCCTAATAAAGTATTTAATACAACTGCTAAACAAACTTTTACTTTAAATAGTGGTTACTATCCCGAACAAGCTAATCAATTCTTTGAGCAGTTACTATTATCTGAATACGTTTGGTTTGAAAGACCACAGAAAACAAATCCAAGCCTTAATGAAGTTATACCAGTAAAGGTTAAAACCTCATCAATGCAATTTAAAACATCTGTAAACGATAGGTTAATAGAATATACAATAGGCTTTGAAGAAGCGTTTGATTATATAAACAACATTCGATAGATGCAAAAATTAGTATTATACATTGGTTCTGAAAGATTAGATTTATTTAAAGATGAAACTGTTTCGCTTACTCAAACAATTCAGAATGTAAAGGATATAAAGAAAATATTTACTGAATTTACTCAAACCTTTTCTGTTCCAGCGTCTAAAATAAACAACAAGATATTTAAACACTATTACAACTTTAATATTAGTGGAGGATATGATGCAAGAAAAAAACAAGATGCTACTTTAGAACTTAACGATTTACCCTTTAAGACTGGTAAAATAAGACTTGATAGTGTTGCCTTAAAAAACAATTTAGCACATACATATAAAATTACTTTCTTTGGCAATACAGTAGACTTAAAAGATATATTAGGAGATAATCAATTAAGTGATTTGGGAGATTTAAACCAATACAACCAAACATACACATTTAGTGATGTTAAAGCAAGGGCGCAAGGAGCAACAACGGATGGAAATATATTAGTCCCATTAATTATACACAGCCCTTCAATTGATGCAGCTGGCGAACCTAAACCATTATTTTATAATTCTAACCAAACACAAAGTGGAGAAGGAAATATGTACTATAACTCAGGTAATGGGTTTAGACAGAATGGTGTTCTTTGGTCGCAACTTAAATATGCTATAAAGGCACAAACAATAATAACTGCTATTGAAGTTCTGTTTCCATCTATTGTTTTTTCAAATGATTTTTTTAATAATTCATCTATTGAAGAATTTGATAATTTATTTTTATGGTTACATAGAAAAAAAGGAAATGTAACATCGGGAAGTGAATCAGGTGCAATATGGTCACAAGTCGATTCCTTAGAACAATCTTTTTGTACTGGAACAAATGGATGTGTAAATAATTCAACTGTAAGTAATGGGCTATTAACAGTATCGCCATTGTCGGGTTATGCAATAACAGGCACAGATTTAACTGTAACACCAAATGACCCAAATATTTCATATAGTGTAAGAATTATAAGAGAAGGTTTTGGAGTTGTTCAGCAATTAAATAATGTTTTAGGTTCACAAAATGTTTGGTTTGGTTCTCCGTTGCCATCTAACAGCACTTATTCTGTTCAGTTTACTTCAGCAAATTCAGGTTTTGAAGTTGCCTTGACTTGGCAAGTTAGATGGTTTTTAATTTCTGACTTTCTTGTAAATGGCACTAATTCATATATATATAGCCTTACAGCACCACAATATTTTACTACATCATTAAACGTAGAATTTAATATAACTGAACAAATACCAAAAATGAAGATAATAGATTTTCTAACTGGTTTATTTCAAATGTTTAATCTTACAGCCTATGTTGATGAGAGTGGAACTATCATTGTTAGAACTTTAGATAGCTATTATGCTTCTTCTACGTCAGCAGCAATAAATATAGACCAATACATAGATACTTCAAAATCAGTTGTTAATTCAGCATTGCCATTTAAAAGTGTTAATTTTTCATATAAAGGCTTAGGAACTTTATTAGCTAAACAATATGAGCAAACATTTAATACTGGTTGGGGTTCTTTATCATATACTTTAGATGGTTTAATTTATGATGCACCATCTGATGATTATAAAATAACTTTACCATTTGAACACGTGATGTATGAAAGACTATATGACCAAGATGGAACACCA